GGCACTCCGTCGGCGTCGAACCACGAGGCGGCTTCGGGATGTGTTTGCATAAACAGGCAGGCCGTTTTCGCCATCCACTCCCGCATGATCTGCATCCGCGCACCGCGTTGCGTGACTTGCTGTCGCAGCTGCTCTATCTCCGCTCGCATCGACCCGGCTTCTAGGCGCAGCGTCTCGCACTGCGGACAGCGTGGAGTCTCGTCCCGCTGGCGCAGCCGCTCGATCTCTTCATCCTTCTCACGCAACGCCGCTTCGTGTAGAGCAGCACTCACCCTGCCTTGCGCAGTCTGCTTTAGGTGGTTGTTCTCTAAGCGCAGCCAGCGCTCTATCTCCTTCGCCTGCCTCTCGATAGTCTGAGATAACGTCTCAGTTACTACGATATCATCATTCATACACGGTATCCTCAACTATTTTACGTAGGTCTTGACGCTCTCTAGCTCGGGGTCTGTTCTTAATAACACCTCTAGTGTGGAAGCGCACATCTAAATGAAACTCACGTTCCTTGATGCGCTGTTCAGGTTTCTTGAATCTACTACGTCTCACTCTGCGTTCCCGCTTCTCTACCTTGTGTAGTACAGCAACGTTCAGCATACCATCCTCCAGGGTATCTAGTCAACTTCACTATCTTCCTCGTAGTATTCTTCACTGGAGAAGTTCTCACGGTGTACGAGTATCCTGTGTTGAAACATGTTGATGATATCTTCTCCAGAAATTCTAAGCAAGTCACATAATGTCTCTGGATCATCTCCATACTTCTCAAGTATCCTCTGTTTCAGTTCTAGTAATGGCAGTTCCATACGTCCTCCTCATGCGTCCCAAGCTCCACGTCTCCATATCGAATCTCCCAGGTTTGTAGTTGTTCAGAATCAACACGCCCTTCCAATAGTGTGTGACTCTACCATCTACGTAAGGCTCATGCTTTTCAAAGAAACACCCACAGTTGAGCACTTGCTGTAGGTGTTCCATACCCTGTACGTGCCTGTTAAGTAACTCCAGTTTGTGTGTATGTCCATATACGATACTGTTTACCGTAGTCTCTGCTGCCCTATGTATGTGCAGCTTGCCTGTAACGGGGCGTATCTCATTGTGTGGTATGTGTGTAAACCATATACCGTTGATGTCATACCACGCCCTATACGGTACTACCTTAAAGCCTAGGTCTGTTAGGTGTAGGTCATGCTCTACCCCTACAAAGCCATCGAAGGTAGGGTCTTTCTCAAGATACCTAGTAAGTCTATCCTCGTGATTACCCATTAAGTAGACTAACTCTGGTACGTACTGCTTCTTCTTCATCTCCCTACGGCTTATGTTATTAAGATCAATGGGTATAAGCATACGTTCTAGCGCATCTCTACCCGCTTCTATCTCAGTCTTGTACCTCTTACCTTCCATGCTACCGCGCTTATCCATATCCCAAGCGCTAAGGCAGTTGAGCGTTAGGAAGTCTCCTATCAATACTATGTGAGTAGGCATCTCCTGCATGATTAGCTTGCCCAGTAGATCAAAACGGGATAGGTCTTGATCATCATCTATGTGGCAGTCACCTACTACAAGTATCCTATTCATCAGTTTGATATCCCTTCTCTAAGTACGCTTTAAGTAGACTTACTTCATCAGTTCCAAACCATGTGATACCCCTTTTGTTAGCCCAAGTAGCATACGTAGTCTTGGCATCCTTCCTCACCTGCTTATACGGGTTAGCAAACATCATAACAAAACGGTAGCCTTGCTCTGCGCATGCCTTAGCTACTGCCGTATATTTCGTACTATCTCCAGGTCTGAAGAATCCCTTTACCTCTAGCACTACATCTTTATAGCTAAAATCTACGACGTACTCTCTCGTTACTGTGTATGTTATTGGGAACGGTTCATACGTCCACTTTCTTCCGAGGTCTGCCGCGACCCTTGCCTCCAACTTGCTCCGGTACTTCGATTCCAAATTCGGCGGCGATCTCTTTGGGGATTTCCTCTTCTTCGATCCGCTTGTTGAACTCATCTACAAACTCCTTCATGCCAATCTTCTCACTGTACAGTTCATACTTATAAAACATATCAACCAAAATGTATTCGTACTTAGTCATGTATCACCTATTTATATAGAGTAGCTTTGCGTTAGTGGTAAATACAGCTTCAGGATCATCGAACGCTAATGCATAGTGCAGTCCTACTAGACACTTCCGCCTTTCATAAGGCAGTGAGTCTAACATGGTCTTAGCCCTAACGGGGCCGATACCGTAGATACCCTTAATGTTATCTGCACTATCTCCCATCAGCATCTGCATCCAGAAGAACAGATTACTTTCATCAGACGTAACGTAATACGTCTCTCTACTCTTCCAGTTGTAGTGCCATCCAGGTATTTGATCCAAGTCTTTATCAAGGGTACATATCACAGTAGTATCTACGTCCTGCGCCAGCCCCAAGAAGTCATCTGCCTCCATCCCATCCTTAGTTACAATAGCATCATGCTCAAGGATCAGATAATCTTTCATCTCCTCAAACCACACAGGTTTATGTGTCGCATCCCTATTAGCTTTGTATGATGGAGCAAGTTCTCGACGCCAGTTGTCATCTCCTGAAAGGAATATCTTGTACTCAACGCACTCAGTATCCTCAAGTATCTTGTTGAGTAGTATTCGGATATTAGCTAGGGCAAAGTCAAGAAAGCCGGGCGCATCCCTGCGCTCGATGCTACTAATATCAAAGCCCTTAGCTGCGCAGTGTGCTGCTGCATCTTTCTTGTAGCGGAACATACTGCCATCCTCGCAGTGGTAGGTACGCTCGTTGTTGGCGAACCCAGCACTGTATACAACTATGTCTCCATCTATGAGTGCGGTCTTAATCATTTGCGTGCCTTAGTCTTTTTAGCCACAGGTTTCTTTGTAGCAGGCTTAGCAGCAGGCTTACTAATTACTTTAGGTAGTTCTCCATCCGAATCCTGACCAAAATCAATGGTTACTTCTCCAACAAGTACGTTATCATAGTCAAGGTCAACGGAGTACTCAGCCCAGTCAGTTCCAAGAAGGGGAATATCGAACCAATTTACAGCGTTCTTAAGTATGTCTTTGAACTCCTCTCCAGTAAGAACTACGCCAGTTACGTAAGTATTAGTTTCTGTCTTAGTTACGAGTTTCATATCATTTCACCTCAAACTGTGCGTCAATCTCACGCTTTACTTCTTCGTCAATATCCCCGGAACTATACGCTTCAAACAAACGCGCCCACTCAAAGACAATGGCTTCAAGAGATTCTCCATCTGGAATCTTTTCATTGTCAATCAGTGTTTTAACCAATGCCACAGCATTAGTCACAGAGTTCTGACGAATGATGCTGCGTGTCCCGTCACCGGGGGGCACCGGGAATGCGCCTCTAGAATATCCACCTGAAGCGCGAGCCACCGAAGCAGGAACAGCAGCACCAGTATCCTTAGTAGCCACTCCCCCGCCTGAGCTAAGAACCTTAAGACCCTTAACATACTTCTTATCTCCATCATCAAACGATACAGTATCCCCCTTCTCACACACGATAGGGAACTTACTATTGTACCAATTCCCTTCGATCATAATGCCATGACCAAACTTCGTAGTGCTCTTAGCCTGAACGTTACCAGTAACAGTAGTCATATGTAATCCTCATTTTGCCCAAGAAGATCCAATCGTAGTAGCGTACTTGATTGGAACGTTGACGAGCCTCTTGCCCTGTACTAGCTCTCGCATTCCCTCTGGAGCCTGCCCAAACGTAGTATCCACCATATCGGATAGGATGTCAAGCACATCTTTATGTACGTCGATAACAAGGCTGTCGTGGATGGTGTTGACTAAGTGTATCCACTTAAACATGCCATAGTACAGTATATCACGCATCAACTTACCAGTCATCAACGCAACAAAGTCGGATGCCATACCCTGAATTGGATAGTTCTTTAGTTGCGTAGGACTGAACTGCTTACGCTCATCGCTTTGGAACACAAACCGCCTACCAGTAGGGGAAGTATACTGCCCCTTGTGGCTCCCCTCAGTATCGCAAGGCTTACTACTACGCTGTACATCGCGTTTAACCATCGCTTGCCATCGTACAATACCCACATACTTATCTTCGTACATAGATATAAACTTCTTACTAGCAGGGATATCCCAACCAGTTAACTGTGAAATTCTATACTCCCTAGCTCCATACTGCAACGCAAATCTAGCCCGCTTAGTTTGCTTCCTACGCTCTACCCACACAGGGTCGTGTGCTCTAACCCTCTCTGCTACGTAAGTATAAGAAAGCCCACGTTCTGGGTATATCTCAGCGGTCATAGCAGAATGTAGATCAATGCCATCCCGTAACTCACGCCCTAGTACCTCATCCTGCGATTCTATTTGCTGACATACGATCTCTAGCTGACTCCAGTCTACCTCAAACATAACGCCATCATCTTTGTACCTACTTATAAATGCTTTCTTAAAATGGGACATGGCCTAATGCTCCTTCTTTAGTACTCAACCACATTTTTGCAAGTAAGTTATCAGTAACGCCCTCGTAATCAATAAACGTATTCCACGCATACTTCTTTTGTACTCTAGGTACATGGTCGAACAGCCCATGTATAAGCTGATAGTATGTCTTATAATTTCTAAGGTAGACTGTATGGTATTGTCCAGATACAGCCTGATCAAATTTTACTGTACTGTGCAACCTACCATACATATCAATGCCAACCTGACAGATACTCATATCAAAATCTTCTATCCTTTGATTTGAGAATATCAGTTGTACTTTCTCATGTGTGAGTCGCGTGAATGTATGCGTGGTAAATCCAGACTCACTGTCCTCTCCGTA